GGTTGCGCTGCTGACACGACCACCACGACGTGAACCAGCCTTAAGTGGGTCGGCAACACTGATCACCATGCCAGGCCGAAGCAGAATGCCGCTGTCAAGCGACACGGCAAATGTGACAGTTTCAGTAAGGTTCTGTTCACTCAGAAGCGTCCACTTACCAGCTCGGTGCGCTTGCCCCTGGCTGTAGCAACCCAGCAGCTTGACATCGCGGTTGATGATGCCGTACTTGGCGATTGCGGCAGCGTCCTCAACGTACTCAAATTCAACCTCGCCTAAGCCTTCATAGGTCTGGTATCCAATGGTTGCGGTGCTGGCGCGTACTTTTTGTGAGGTACCTGAATAATTAAAGATGCCATCGACAACCGATGCAGCAGTGATGACGTATTGCGGATCTGATGGCTTGTCTTGGTTGACCACCAAGGTGCCAGCGCCGTAGTAGGCGATGCCCCGAAATAGTGCTGTGAATTCCTGGATGACGTTGTAAACCTCATCACGGCTGTTCAGCAGCAAATTACAAAGGAAGCGTGGTTCTTGACCACCTCTGCCATCACTGACTAGACCGTTGCAGTATTGGCTGATCGAGTAGAAGTCGTAGCGATCTAGGCTACTGGCTGGAATGGCTGCCCCATACCGGCTATTTGTCAACAGATCCCATAGGCACCAGGCTGGATCTGCGCACCATGTAGCAGCGCCAAACGTTCCGTCCCAAACGCCCGCATAGGTGACGCGGCCAAGGTATGTCGTTGTGTCTACGGTGGCATTGCTCGGTAGCTGGATCTTGATGCCACGTACCAAGTATTTGCGCGATGGAATGCTGTTGAACTGACGGCTATCAAACCGCAGGAACGCCAACGCGCTGTTTGGATAGCGCAGTTTTTCGTCAATAATCTCGGTGTAACTGTAAAAAAATGTACGGCTTTGTTGGCGAATACTAGGAGAGTCTACAGAAACACGAACTAGCCGAATATCAACAGGAAAGGCACCGCTCAGCGTCAACATGTAGTCACGCTGATAGCTGTTAGTTGTCTTACCGCTGATGGTATCTGACACTGCGGTTGTAAACCCGCCACCGTTGTATTGAACTTGAATTTCAATACTGACACTATTGCCAACGATGTCGCCGTTGGGTTGAATAATTTGGCAGGACGGCATTTGAACCGTAACCCGCACGCGGTCAACTTCAACATTTGTAACCGTCCTAGTTACTGGTGCAATGTATGAAGCTTCAACGTTCACACCTTTTTCTGATTCAGTTCCGTTTGTATTTGGAATGTATGTCTGTGCCTGTGTGCCGTTGCGTGTAACAACTGTGTAACCAGTAAAGTTATCAGTGCCAGTGCTGCTTTGAATTGGCGTACCATCAAGATAAATACCTTTTACGCCGCCTTCAATACCTTCAATTTCTCCTTCGCTAAGCAGATCTAGGACGTTGCCGTATTGAACTGACTGGAGTGAATCATCGCTTTCGGTTGGCGTGTACGATTGCCCACCACCACCGCCGCCCTTGCCGCCGCCACCGCCACCACCGCCGCCGCCAGCACCTTGAATTGAACGATAAGTGCTCATATCAGTTGGTCGACGTCAAGACCGCTGCTGATCACGGCTGATCCAATGTATGCGCGGCCATAGCAAATTGGGACTGGCAACCCTTGCTGGGCAGTATTGGTAATGCCCGAGAAAGTAAACGATTCAAATCGTGCTGCTTCATTGCCGCGTTCTGTGCTTGTATACGTTTGCTGTGGTGAAATTAGTTGCGCTACGCCACCCAAAGCAAGACTGGCGCCGATGCCAAACAAGGCGGTGCTCAAAAATGGCACGGTAGCTCCAGCAGCAGCGGCACCTCCGAAAAGACCTCCCGCTGCACCGACGCCAGCCAAAGCGGAACCTGCGCCAAAGCTGACAAAAGACAATGCAATTAAGCCAATCCCAGCCAGTATTCTGCCGGCAGCACCAGCACCAGCAATGACTGGCGTAATGCTGAAGACCTGACGCTCACTCCACGGCATGACCAATGGGGATAGATCGTCCTCAGTAATTTTTTCTTTGCCAATTGTTACGCGATACGTTACGCCATCCTGCTCGCTATCCAGCAACCATTTGTCCAACCCTGGGAAATTGACGCACAATGCCTTGATCGCCTGCGCTGGTGTGTCGGCTTCAAACTGGAAACGGCATTGCCCCAGCCGCTTGCGTAGGGCGCCGTAGACCTTAACGACTTTCATGCCGTAGGACCATGGCAGTGCTCTTGATATAGTAGCCGCCCAGCACGTCTCTACTGCTAAGTCGGTCTTGAACGTGGTGCAGGATCTGCTGGTCGCCAATGTAGATGGCTGCGTGGTTAGGCAAGCTGGAACCAAGCTGCATCAGCAAGGCATCGCCGTATTGCAGCTCCTCAAACGGCACCTTGTGGAAACCTTCACGGTGAAAGTTGTCTAGGTACAGGTCTTCGCCACGCTCCCAGAACTTGTCGCGGCGGTTGTAGTCGGTGAGTTGGATGCCAAATTCCTTGCCGTACCAGTCCCGGCACATCGTGTAGCAATCGACTACGCCGAAAACAAACTCCCGGCCCACGTATGGCAGCTCGTATGCCTCCGGCAGCGTCAGGCTGGAGCCGCCTGTTTTGGGATTGATAATGAACCACGGCAAGCCGGATTTTGCGCAGGCCACGCGATCTGCCTGGCTGGGATTGGGATTGCTTGATGGGTGGCTGTGGACGATGGCCACGATTTCGCCTTGATCCTCAACCGCTGCGTAATCCTCGCCGCTGAGCACAAAATGCTCGTCGGGCGTATCGGCCAGGTTGGTGCAGGGGAAATACCGCTTGCGGCCCTTGACCACGGCAACCAAGCCGCAGCACTCGCGGGGATCCTCAGCTTGCGCGTGCTCCAGGATCGTTGCTTCCAGTAGTTTGCTGATAATCATTTGCTTAAACCGGCCCCAGGAAAGCTGCCAAATGGCAATGTGTTTGGCGTGCGAAAAGTATATTGCGCATTAGAGGAGAAGGTGTAGGTTGCAGAGCTTGGCGAAGCTGGCAAGAAATACAAATTAACCGTATTAACTTCATAACCTAAATCCCCATAACTGTTTAAATAAATAACACCAGAATCTACAGTGGCAATGGTTGTATCAATTCCATTACTTCCAAATACCTGCATACCAGCCGACAAGCCTGTGGTATCAATGTCAATACGCTGTCCAGTTATTACATTGGTTTCTCCTTCGTCGTAGTAATATGTTTCTATGGTTGGCACATAGGTGCCGCTTCTGGCAATTGAATAAGGTCTATTGCTAAGAGTAATTGTTGTTCCAGAAATGCCAATAACTGTTGTGCTGCTTGGCATGTAAGTTCCGGTTACAGTTTGACCCACGCTGATTCCTGTATTACTTGACACCACTACGGAGGCCGCTGCTGCTGCCACTGTTCCTGTTTTTGTGCTTGATGTTGTCATTGTTGCCGCCTGACTTAGCGTTAAAGTTGTAGCGTCAACTATGGCACTAATTGTTGTGCTACTTGGAATGCCAAGCCCAGACACGGCTTGCCCCGCATTCAAATTAAAATACGATGCCACAGTCATTGTCGTGCTTCCATTGGTCACGGAACCGGCAAGCGTAAATGGCGTGAATCTTACGTTGCAACTGCTCAGTCTGTTGCCGCATACATCGCTGCCGCTAGATGCAACTCTATTGTCGTTGATATCGTAGTAATCAGTTCCGGTGTAACCGCACTCACCACCGCGATAAACCCACTGGCAAATGTTGGCAATGACCTGACGCCGGGGAAGCATGACGCCCACAAGGTCAAACTTGCTGGCCAGCTCGAACTCGACAACGGCGCGGTTTTCATTTGACTTGCGGTCTACATACCAGATCTCGTCAGGAAATTTGGCGTGGGGATCGGCACCGGCTGCACCGTCCAAATACTTTTTAAGAGTGCGGATGCGAACCACTTTGGCGCCACCGAGGTCATTGCCTGCGGTGATCAGGTTGACCTGAAGCAGTAAGGCGGTAATGCTGCTGCCAATGTTGCTGACCGTTAGCTTGGGCCTGGGCAAACTGCCGCTGCTGCTGTAGTCAAAGCCAGTGGCCTCAAGCGGCAGGCGCACATAAGACTGGCCGTTCCAGGCCACGTTGCCGGTCACCGCAGCATTCACGCCGTTGTGGAAGTAGTAAATATCTGAACTGCCATGCAGCGTGGCGTCAAGGTGCAGCTGGAACAACTCGATGATGGCGTTCGGTTGCAGCACGCTGAGGTCTTCGTAGACCGCACTGATCCCCGTCCAGGTGACCGTGCCATCAACCGTGGTGCCATCAATCAGCGTTGGCCATGCCGGTGCAGATGCACCAGAAGTGCCCGCTGTGGTGCATTTGAACACCAAGCCAAAATCCTGCACCGTGGTGGCGCGGACAATGGCGCCGACGGCGTAGCTAGTAGCGCTTGCCCAGCTTGCGTATGCCATCAGGGTTCAAATACTTGGCGGAAGGTAGCCGTAATTGTGCAAATATCAGCGTATTGAAAATCGCGATCCCAGCTTTCAACAACAAATTTATAAGCTGTTGCCTCGTCAATTGGCGTCCAAGTAAAAGATTCCTGTCCGCCACGTGCTTCAAAAAATGCCTCAATAGCGTCAGCAACTGAATTGCTTTTGGCGCTCCACGTAAGGTCCCACATCTTGGGACTTTGATTTAAGCCAAAAATTGCTCTCATTTCATATCCATCACCATATTGAACTTTTGTAACCTTGGGTTCGCTGCGGCGTTTGGCCCCAAAGTCTGGTGTGGTTTGGCCTGTAGCCACTCCTACCGTTGCATCATCAAAAGCAGCCATTAGCGTCGCGT